CGTTAGCCGCCCAATACAGCTCAACGTAATCGGTGGCGGCGAGAGAAATCGTGTAGTTCAACGATATGGGCAAATATCCGTTGTTAGCGTCTATTGTCACGGCTCGGGTAGAATCCCCAACATTGGTGCCGTTCTTTCGAAGCCAGAAAAATATGTTTTTAGAACTGGCGCTTGTCGAAGTTAACTGGATCGTGGCGTCGATCTGGTAATAACCCGCCTCCACCACGTTTAACCGCGACCCGCTGCTCAAGGTAACGCCGTTGGTGACAAGCGTATTTGTCAGGGTAATTGCAGTTGCCGTGTTGATAGCCCCCAGCGTTTGATCGACCGTAGCGTCAAAACTGCCGTAGTCCAAACCGATTGGAACGGTAGGCCGCACCATGATTTCGCCATTTGTGGCGTCTACGGTAAGCACCGCAGCAATAACAATCACACCATTGGGTGCCGTTGGGCGCACATTAGTAAGCAAACCCGCTGTCGTCGGGGATGCGTACAAAATATCGCCTACACTCCACGTCTCTGCTCCGGGGCCCGTGGTGTCTAAGCCGCGGACTTTCCCATACAACGTGACCGGGCCAATATCTTGATCCGGCATGTCGTGGGTGGCTACACCCACAAAATACAGTTCGTTCGCCGTGTTGTTGGCAATATAGGGCGCAACCTTGATTTCGCTGTTTACCCCAACAAAACCTACGACTTCGCCATTGTTGATTTGGCTGCCGGTGTCGTTTTTGACCCGCATGTAGGTCTCAAAACCCAACTGCAGGACAACGCCGTCGCCCACCGTCAGGTCTAAGGCTTCATCATTGTTATTCCACGTCAAAGTACCTTGGTCCACGTTGCCACCCTCGTCAGTGATGGTCAATTCGGACGCCCGCCACGGACCGGGGTTGTTTATCTGATTAAGAAAAATAGAGAATGAGCGCACTACTTCAGACTGATATACCGGGTTGTATTCAGACGGAGCGGTTGGAAAATATGGGAGTACAAGTCCTCTGCTCATCGGCGGCCATCCGGTCTCATTTCAACGCGGGGAGTGCCCAAGCGCCAACCGACGCCTGTTTCGTCCGAAGAAATCTTGAAAGCAAACGATCTGCCACGCAGACGTATCCGCACCTCGTCGGTAAACTGCTCTACCGGAACAGTAGCCGTTCGAGTAACCGTGCTTGCCGTCGAAGACGTATAGGCCGCGCCGGGGAAGTTTCTGGTTTCCAAAGTCATAGAAACAAGCGGTGACGGCGCATTTGAACCATCAAACGTGACGTCAGGGATAAGCCTACTCAAGAAGACAAATTGGTCGCCATTACCAAGCGACATCTGGCTGCTTTCAATGTAGGAACTGACCGCAACCGGCGGGTTTACGCTGCCGTCGTCTTGACCAAACTCGTGGAAGTACAGATAGCCGTCCAAACTTGCCGCTATCGGATACCGGTAAATACCACGATCCAGCCAGACTGAACGGGCCATTGATCCGTAGTACCACGACTGTTCTTTGTAGTTATAAACGACGTAACGGTCAACATTGTCTGAATCGGCAGACGGGTAGAACCACCAAATTTCGGAAAAGGAAGAGTTAATACCGCAAGTCACTTTTTCGACTTGCGACGTATTGAAGTCGTTAAATACATAAGACCGCACAGAGCAGGGCAACTTTTGAACCTGACCTGTGTACATGTAGAACTCTTCGTCACCCATCCAAAACACAAAATCGTCGACGGCAATGGCCGCCAGAGGGCTGGCAATTGTGATGTTTTCCGAAATAGACTGGATACCAAAGGTAAACGGCGGCCCTAAATACTGCATCGCGTGAAGCGAAACGTCCGTAAACACCAGAATTTGCTGGCGTGTTTCGAGGGCCGTGATAATTTCAGAACCATTACCAATCCGTAGATCACCAGCCGTATTTGTAGCCGTAGACGACCAAACCAGCGGGTTTTCTTGGTCGGAAAACCGAATCAACAACGGGTCTTGAGTGCCAATATCGTTTTGCGGATCGCAGCCAAACACAATAACGTGACGGTCGCGGTCCGAAATCAGGACCTGCTTGGCAATCGTCGGAGTCGCCGCGTCTGCACCACCCAAGTCTGAAAGCGCCACGGCCCGTGCAAAAGGTGCCGAGCTAGTCGATTTATCCCAGTAGTAAATACCGCCGTTGCGGATGTTGATAATCAGGTCTTCGCCAAAGTTATCGTGGCTCCAAATACGCAACGTATCGCCGATAGCGGTCAAAGAAGCGCCCGAACCCCACGCACCGCGGGACCAAGTACCTGCGCCCCAGCCTGTACCGGCAACCGTCGTATCTAGACCAGTTAGCACCTGATAAGTGCCAACTACTGCCGCGCCGCCGTTGCCGGTGTCAGACGCGTCGGCTAGAACGGGGACCGGCGTATATTGGCCATTTATTGTTATGCTTGCAACCGGATTTACTTCGCGAGCGACAATCTCATAGGAGTTGCCATTTAAGATGTTGGTGATCTGATACTCTTGGTTCAGCACGTCCGCCGTGATGTTACCGCCAAGACTGACCGCGCCAGAAAACGTCACAAAATCGTTCTCTTGTGCGCCGTGGTTCGTGTCGGTTACCGTCAGCGTCGAGGAGCCGTTAGTCGCGGCAAACGTGACATCGCCCGCAGCCGTCGTTTCGCGGATCGGGGTGATGTCGTTATAACCACCGCCTTCGTAAATGTAGTATTTAAGGTGGGTGCCGACACCAAGATAGCTAGTGCCGTCCAACGCCACAAAAGGATGAAGCGCCCGACAAGTGCCCAAGAAGCTCCTGCCGGACGTTTTTTCCCAGCCCCCGATCTTTTCAGGGGTGCCAAAACGAAACCTTACTTTGTCACAGTCAAACCAGCCTCCTTCGTTGGTATACGAAGTCGTCTCTCGGTTTACTCCGGGTCGGAACTGTAACTTTTGTAAGGGCATATCATCCGTTCACTATTTCAGGCTCTTCTGCTTGTTCAGCGAGGGATACCGTCTGCATCCTTCTCACCAGTGACATCATCCAGTGGGCCTACCACACGGCGATGGCGTCGTGAAATGGTGTCAGGTCTTCATCCGTCCAGAAGTCCTTAGCCACGACAATCTTGAGGTGCTCGACATTGCGATATACTGCGTCGTTCCAATCATCGTCGGACATATCAGCAGCCTTGCCCGCGTTGAGCAAGTTCACGCTGTCCATGGCTGCGCTATAGTAGCGCGCGATTTCTTCTGCTGTGTAATCCATGTTAGTTTCCTTTCAGCGCCTGAATTTCGGCCTTAAGTTCTTTGACCGCATTGATGAGATACCAGACAAGTGGATCAGTATTCACGGACAAAACGCCCGTCGAATTTTCACTCACACACTCTGGCAAAACCTTCTGGATTTCCTGAGCAATCACGCCAAGTTGAACGCCATCTTTTTCGATGGCCGCATGACTTGGCAGGTCTGTGATCTCATCCGGCGTGCGATACTCAAAGTTCCGAACTTGAATCTGGGATAGGATATCGAGGCCACTGTTGTTGTCTTCGATGTTCTTCTTGATGCGCTCATCAGACGTGGTTTCCCAAGTCGTTACATTTTTCTCGTTGTATGCGCCATTGGTTCCGCCGACATACGCAGTGTCATCGCCTTTGCCCGTCAAATTGTCACCGACGACGATTTGATCATCTCCGTCTTCCGCCGATGGATCACTTCCCCGACCGATGATGACATTGCGATTGCCCGTTGTAATGATATCCCCTGCCGTAAAGCCGACAGCGGTATTGTTCTCTCCAGTAGTGTTGCTATAGAGTGCATCGCGGCCAATGGCAGTATTTTGGGTGCCCTCAATGTTGCTATAGAGCGACTGAAGACCGACGGCAATATTAAAGAAGCCAGTAGTATTGCTATAGAGCGATTGAAGGCCGACGGCAACGTTGTTCGCGCCGGTAGTGTTGCTACGGAGTGCGTCGCGGCCAATGGCAGTATTGTTCGTTCCAGTAGTGTTGCTATAGAGTGCGGTATTAGAAATAGCAGTATTGCTGACGCCTGTAGTGTTGCTATAGAGCGATTGAAGGCCGACGGCAACGTTTTGGGTGCCCTCAGTGTTGCTATAGAGCGACTGATAGCCGACGGAAATATTAAAATCGCCAGTATCGTTGCTATAGAGCGCGTCGCGGCCAACGGCAGTGTTTTGGCTGCCCTCAGTGTTGCTATAGAGCGACTGATAGCCAGTGGCAGTGTTGCTCGCGCCAGTATTGTTGCTATAGAGCGCTCTTCGGCCAGTGGCAGTGTTTTGGCTGCCCTCAGTGTTGCTATAGAGCGACTGATAGCCGACGGAAACATTAAAATCGCCAGTAGTGTTGCCACTAAGCGCGCTGCCGCCGATGGCAGTGTTTTGGGTGCCATCAGAGTTGCTATAGAGCGACTGATGGCCGACGGCAGTATTGCTCGCGCCAGTAGTGTTTTCCTGAAGCGCTTCACGGCCAATGGCAACATTAAAGCTGCCGGTAGTGTTGCTATAGAGCGACTCAACGCCGACGGCAGTATTGTGGGTAGCAGTTGTGCTACTTAGAAGAGCGCTACGACCGACAGCGGTATTGTTCACTCCACTAGTGTTATTACCGAATGCCGCCGCTCCGACAACGGTGTTGGTGGCGTTATCACCCGCGCCACGGCCTAGGGTCAGGCCATTGATATCCGAATCACCGTTTACGTGTAGTTTGGCGGATGGCGAACTCGTTCCAATACCAACACGATTGTCGGTGCTGTCCACGTAGAGCGTGTTGGTGTCTACTGTGAGATCGCCCGTGGCAGAAAGCGTCGTAAACGCCCCACTGTTAGTGGTCGTCCCGCCAATCGGGGTGTCGTCAATCGCACCGCCGCCAATATCTACGGAGTTCGAGATAAACGACGTGATCGTCACAGCACCCGTGCTGTTCGCAATCGAACCCGCCGCAGTGCCGTCGTTGGCTTTGATGTTGGTAATCTCAAGGTTCGTTGCGTTAATCCCATCGTCCTTGAGCAACACGCTGTCAACCGTCACACCGCTGCCCGCAGTGGTTTCGTTGACTGTGTTAGTCGTGATCGCCTGACCGCTGTTGATAATCAGGTTGTTTGCGCCAGAAGTATTTCCGTTGGCCAAAATCTCAGAAAGCGTATCAACCGTACCAACTTGACTGTCCACATACGCTTTGATCGACTCGGATGTCGAAAGCTTCGTTGCAGAAGCCGTGGCCATCGTGTCGTCATCAATGATGCCGTCGACAGTGGTCGAGGCATTGACCGTCAGGTTCGTGTTAGCCGTAAGCGTAGTGAATGTGCCTGCCTTCGGCGTAGTACCGCCAATGACCGCTTCGACCGTACCATCGTTAATGTCCGCTGTGCCTGCGCCAAGCGTGGGAGTGTACAGTTCAGTAACGCGGAGTTTTTGGAAGACGTCAGTGACCGTGGCACTCGCGCCACCACCATCAAATTTCAGAACAACGTCGTAACCGGCAGGGATTTCAAAGTCGTTTGCCGCGTTATATGTGCCTTGGAAAACAAAAACAGAGCGGCTGCCGGACAGGCTGTTTCGGAAGAAAACAATCTTTTCAGCGTCATTTGGACCGAGCTGGACATATGCGTTAGCGCCGAGATCGCCACCGTCGACAAATTCGATCCACTTGTTGCGACCATCAGAGGTAGCACCGTTGTCGATAGTCAGCGCATTAGGCGACCCAGAAGTGCCTGCCGATGCAAGGGTTAAAGACAAGACACCGTTGATAGCTTGGTCAATGATGTCAAAGTTGACGTTTGTGGTATCACCCCAAGTACCCGACTGTTCACCGGTGGCTGGTTTCTCGATACCGAGGTTAACTGTATAGGTGCTTGGCATCTTTTTAATCCTTTACGCCGCTATTCGCGTCCAATCGGCATTCTGTGCTGGCGACTCTTCTGACCACGTTGGGCTTTGACTTGGTGTCGTACTACTATACCCCGGATTTTGGTTTGGTGCCACACTACTATACCCCGGATTTTGATTTGGTGCCATACTACTATACCCCGGATTTTGGTTTGGAACAATCCGGCCATATACAAGTACATCACCTACAACGGTTGTCGCACTTACGCCTGTTACATTCACAGTAGCATGAGCATTAATGCTAACACTACCAACTCTTCCGTTTGCGGCAACGCCGCTAACGTTAATATTCAGGGAAGCAGATACGGAAACAGAGCCAACGTTACCTGTGGCCGCAAGGCCCGTAACAGGAACGTTCGCTTCCCCATCTACCGAAGCTTGGCCGACTTGAGCGGTAACCGCGATGCCTATCGGATAGACATTTGCTTTTGCTACGACCGTGACTGATCCAACAGAACCCGTCGCTTCCAAGCCTGTAACCGGAACATCCGCATCGGCTTCTACGCTTGCGGAGCCAACTGCGCCTGTGCCCGCTACTCCCGTTACGGTTACATTGGCTTCCGCAACTACCGTTACGCTACCAACATTCCCGTTTGCCTGTAAACCCGTAACCGGTGCGTTTGCTTCAGCAACGACCGTGACCGAGCCTACAGAACCCGTGAGATACGGAAAACCGCTCTGGGACCACGGGCCTTCGCCCCAACCAGAGCGGCCCCAGCCGCCGATTGGAACGATAACATCAGCCATTACGCTATCCGAATAATCGCATTACTTGCGTCTGCGGTCGGAAACACAATGGTGAAGTCACCGGCGGTGGAGGTTTTATCCCCACCGAAATCCAATACCACAACAGCCGGGTTGCTCACCGAGATTGAGGTGGTATTTGGAGTGGTGTTATAAATCAACGCGCCGCGAGCAGTAATCGTTGCAGTCGAGAAGGTTTCGTCAGCAAAATCGGTCAGAGCCGTCGTGCCAGACGTCGTCGGATTGACGTTCGTCAAAGCCTGACCGCCCGCCGAATAGCCAGTGCCGCTGGTCTCGTTCGTTGCCGAATACGCAGTCGTCGCCGCATTTAGCGTCGCCGAGCTGGTATATAACGCGATGTTAAAGGTATCCCCCGTAGAGGCATCAAAATCATGCACACCATAAAGCAGTTCTTGCTTGAAGGATGTACACATGTAGTTTCCTGAGAAAGCCATGTCACAGTCTCCTCATCAATTCAGCAAGCTCCTTGTGGCCTGCATCGGCTAACGCGTTGTACACAGTTGTTCTATCACTTTTTATCGCTTCGCGCATGTAAAATTCTAAAACTTTAACTAGCTGCTTACGAAAGGCCTTTGCTTGCGCCTGTATTGCAGAGGGTGCCGTGTCGCTGATCGAAATCACTTTTTGAGCGCAGCGCTCTGCGACCTCCTCCGGGGTAAACCCACGACCGTTAGTGGTGTGTACTTCCACCTTGAAATCGGGGTTTATGCTCAAGTCTAATGCTGGAAAACTCATTGTTTCGGCCTAATTAACATTCCAGTTCGGTATTCGTCGGTCACTTCTTTCGATTCTCCAAACATCTTCATGCCCGTAATCGCTTCTGCAAACCGTTTTTCGTATTGTTGCATCATATCGGCCTCACCCTTCATATAGATGTAGGCTTCCATCAAGCTGCCATAAAGCATGGCAATCTCGGCATTTTCGCTCAACCACGTCGTCCCGCTGTCTGATCCAGCCGTCAAACTGGCCGGACGGTAGAAGTAATGCAGCTCAACCGCGTAGGAACTGTCGGGGGTGGGGCCCAGAATGAAGTTATCGACGTCAAAAACCGCGTAATAACGCGGATTTCCGGTTGTAGCGTTGTTTGGATTGAAGGATTGCACAAAATCAGCGTCTTTAAAGTCCAAAAACACCTTATTTGACGACCCGTCCGTAAAACTTAACGAAAAAGGGGCCAAAAAGTCGCTTGGACAAGCCAAATACTGGTTAGACGACGACATCGCACCGCTAACGTTCTTGCGAAACAGGCTTAATTGGACGTTTTTGAGGATGCGCTCCTCTGCCTGACGGATAAATACCGGCAAATTGTTCACAAAGGACGTTTCATCGTTCTCTGTGTAGTCCTGAATGGCTTGTTTTAGTTGTCCATATGTAAAGCTCATGTCGTCACCGTCACTTGGCCAACCTGACCGAAGCCTTGGCACGGTTTCAGGTTAGGATTTTCAACAAGAGGCACCCCGACAAACACATCAAGGGGCTCCACTCGGTCAGGACGCGCATCTTGCAGAGCTTCTGGGTCTACAACCTTGCGAAAGGGCCCTAATTGGGGGTGTTTTGGCTCATATTCGTCTGGTCCCACAAGCAAGCCATTCCACTCGCGCTTCATTACCTTATATGGGTAACGCTGCCCGGAGCGGTCTGATATTGCCCATGAATTTCTACCAGTCGCAAATTTCGCCATTAGCCAACCCTGTAGTATTCATACTTCGGAACGACATTGAAGGACGCCCTATCACGATCTTCCGTCGCTGCGCGTTCAAATTCTTCTTCATACACTGTTTTTAGAAGCTGAACACGGTTCGGAGCCCTCTTCAAAGCAATGTAATAGGCCAGTCCCGCGGCTAAACAGGGGTAAAACCGAAAGGGAAGGTCCATTGTGTTCGTATAAATATCCGCATCATCCATCCGCGTTAGCGCATCATAGATAATAACGTCCGTAGAATTGTCCGGAACAGGCCAAAGTTTTAAGTTTGGCGTCAATTGACGGTCCAAGAAGAACTGATTTGCCCGTCCCGGCGTTGTTTTGTTTGGAATAGTCAAAAAACCGTCTCGGCTAAGACGTTCCAACGAGTAATCTGTTCCGTCTCGGCGGCAAACAACCGACAAAACGTCAATAACATCGGGCCCAAGGTCGTATTCGCCATCGCCCTGCACCATCGTGATGCTGCGCTGTTTAATCGTCCATTGGTTTAACCCGCGGTTAGCCCAATCTGCCAACAATAGGTTGAGAGACCGCTTTGCCGTCTTCAGGTCGTAGCCCGTGCGGACCTCAAGCCCACAACGCTCAAACGCCTCCTCAACGTACTCGGCGACGTCCAGCTCAAAATCTTTGCTGCCAGATGTTGTCATGCCTTTTTCCTACTCTTCTTGGCAGTCTTCGCAGACTGCTTGAATGCTTTGTCGGTAGGAGCGCCTTTGGACCCGGCTTTACGCATTCTTTCACCAGAACCCGCAGCAATGCGTTTCCGTTTAGCGTGAATGTTTGCGTATAGCCCTTGTTTAGCCATTATGCGTTCCTCACTCGGCAGCCACCGGCTTTTCCGCCATACTTCATCTTTTTGACCGGTCCGCCGTAGCTCATATGCTTAACGGCCCCGCCACAATTCATCTTCTTCACAGCAATCTTTTTGTAAGGTTTCTTAGTTTTTTTCATGTATTACCCCAAGAATTTGTGAATAATCGGCGTTACGATTATCAGAATACCTAAACCCCAAATCTTGAGGTCTAACCCGTCCAAAGTCTTCTTCTGCTCAGATAGCTTTTCTTCGACACGCTTATAGCGAAGATTGCACTCCGCCTCATGTTTCTCTAATTTAGCTAAAACGTCTTCTACGCGCATTTCTTCCTCACCAAGCTTTGCAAGACCAGTAACGGGCACTGAACTTGTCTTTTGCTGTGTCGCACGAGTGACGCGCTCTAAAGTTTTTTCGACGTCCCGGCTGATCTTTTTTAATTGCCATGTTCGGATCGCCGAAGCGAACGAGCTTAACGTCAGAGCCTTTCTTAGCGAGAACAGCGCTTTTCTTTGCTTTACCGGGAGTACGTTTTGGTTTGTTATATCCTCCAAAGGTCTCCCCCCGATAACTCAACCGGCCCGATGGCAAACGTTTTACATCTTTTGTCGTTGCCATTTTGACCTCACCTAACTGTAAAAGAACGTCATCGCCGTAATGTTGGTGGCTGTTGCGACGTAAATGTCGCTAGTAAACAAAACACCTTCATCTGGGATGTTCACAGAGTGTGAATCTGACGCCAAGAAATCTAGGTCAACAATTGTTGCCCCGCCATTTCCATCGGTCAGTGTTAGACGACCCGTGCCAGCGCTAGTAAGCACCTGAATCTGACGTAGTCGAGCGCGGCCAACAGTGGCCGCGCCCGTACCGGTCAGACGTTTGGCTTTTACGTCTGAATTTGCCATTAGCTTTTCTCCTTCGCAGCTTTCTTAGGAGCAGCCTTCTTTTCCTCTTTTTTCATAGGTTTGCCGTCTTTATCAAGACCGCGGGCTGCCAGTTCCTCTTCAGAGGGCGCTTGGAATCTATTGCTCATAGATCAACCCCCTTATGCCGCTGCGATGGTGCCGCCAGTGTCGGAACGCTTCCAGTTGGTGCCGTCAGAGAAAGCCAAAATAGCTGCGCCAGCCGCGCCGTTTGATACATAGATCACGGTGCCTGCACCCGCTGAAGAAGCGGAAGGAGCGCCTGCTACGGTATAAGTGGGAACTTTAATGTCGCCAATGAAACCGTTATCGGAAGTCACGGGACCGGAGAAAGTGGTATTTGCCATGTGTCACCTCTTGCACAAGGATTGGCTTCGCAGTCTGTGCAACGTCAGGAGGGCAACGACCTGTCTGCAAAGCTAGTATGTTACGCCCTGTATAAATGATAACATAAGATTTCAAAAAGGAAAGGGGGCTCTTTCGAGCCCCCTCAAGTGCAGTTTCAGGGAGGATGGATCGTCGTGACCCAAATCCCTTATACCGTACTTTACGCTGCGCCGGGAGTACCGAAAACGCAACGCCAGTCGGACACGCCGAAGGAGTAACGCTCACGGGCCTTGAAGCGCATGTTACCGGTGTCAAAGTCACCTTCCATTGCCGTTTTAATCGGCGAACGGTTGAAGTATTTGAAACCGTTAGGTGCATCAGTCTTGATGAAGAATGCGTCGGTGTCGGTGAGGAAGTGGTTAACCACCGCACCTTCAGGGAGCATACCCATAGACTTCATTGCGTTCAGATCATTGTCTGCGGTGCCAGAGCGCAGGTTCGAGTTGATAACTCGCTCTGCGATGAACTGAAGCTCTTTCGGAATGATGAGCTTCATGCCGCGAACAGCAATCTTCAGACCGCGCTCGTCAGTCAGACCAGCAATGTCGATCAGCATCTGCTCAAGCGAAGTTTCGTTGAGGTCCGCTGCGGTCGCCAGAATGTTGGTCTGGTTACCCGACAGAGATGGGTGAGCGTTCGAGCAAAGTGCTGCACCGTCGCCAATCGCAGAAGCACCACCCGTGAACGCATTGTTCAGGATAGCAGCAGCTTTGATCTGCTTGGTCTGGGCCATAGAACGGGCCAGAGCCTTGGTGTAGCGCGAGGCCAGACGATCATACAGGTTATCTTCGATAGCCTCTTCGGTGATCGAGAACGCAAGCGCGATGGTTTCGTGAGTGTAACGAGCAGTGTAAGTTTCCTGCGCATCGTCAAAGCTAACGCTTCCGCCTTCGCTTTTAACAGGTGCCGTGGAAAAACCACCGAGCATCACTTCCTCTTCAAATGCACGGTCCGAAGACTCCTCATCGAAGATTTCGCTATGCTCGTTCTCGTAACGGTTATATTCGAGCCCGAACAAGGCATTAAGGCCGGGTTCCAGCTCTTTCGCTAGTTGTGCGCGAGAGATAGCCATTGATTAAGCCCTCCTTAAATGCCGGTGGAGTCCGCGGTGGTTTGAGAGTCAAACCGGCGGGTTCCAGCGTTGAAATGAGCGTTCAGGCGAACAATAAGCGGGATACCCGCTGCCGTGAAGTCATTGTTAGCAGCATCATCCATGATGCCAACAATGCGTAGCGGCAATGTTGCCGTAGTCGCGACGGATGCCACACTAAGTGCGCTGGTCGAAGAACCATTGTTTGACGAACCAGAGCGAGCAGACGTACCCAGCGAGGCGTTCGCGAAAACGGTCGCCAGAGCTGTTGCACGGTCAGTCAAAGAGGCATCTGAAGCTACTTTGAACAGTTGATTCGGATCGTCGGCAACGTAGGCCTTAACCGGATGGTTAGTATCTACGCTGACAGCGCCCGAACCGGGCCAGTAGTTAATCCATACAGGCTTTTTCTGTACAGAGTCGACGTACTCCACACCCATCAGGACACCCAAAGCTTGGGTAGTACCACCGTCCGTCGCACCAGCTTGGTCGATAGTACCTGCCGAAGTGGGTACTACGATCTCATACTGGTAGATCGCGTTGGTGTTGTTGGAGGCGATCTCATACTGAGTTACCCCAGTCGTGTTTGCACCACTACCAACAAGCCCGATAGGACGGAGACCGTAGGCAGTATTTGCGTTTGCCATAAGAGTTCTCTCCTATTGGGGCAGTCCTATTTACGAGGACCGCCGAAGGTTACACGAGATTGCCGATCAGCATTGCCGATCCGCATGGTTGAGTGAGCATTCTCGCGCATCATGTCAGAATCGACTGCCTGCATCTGGTCTTTACTCCGTTGATTGAAGTAATGTGTCCGTTCTGCAACAGTTTCTTCTGGAATCCGTGCGAGTAGCAATCCGCCAACTCCAAACACACCTTGATATTTACCTGAATCGACAACAGGCGCTTCAAAATCAGGATACTCGTCCTTACGGACCAATTCCCAACCTTCGCGCATCTTGGCACTGATGTTCTTGGTGTCGTCAAACCCACGCGTTTCGGCGCGAATCCAACGATGTTTGAAGCCATCAGGGGCAGGTGGTGCATCTAGCATAGACGGGGGAGCCCAAGGCTTACGAAAAGCTTGTTTCTCCCGGGTTTGGTTAGCGCGAGAAGTCCGATTGATGGTCGAACCACCGGTTTGGTTGTCTTGTTCGCCCATCTTCTTACTCCTTCACGTATTTCGCATATTCTTCAAGCGGCACACCCAATTTTTTCGCTATCGCGACTTGGCTCGGGGTGAGTCGAACCTTTTTCCCACTGCGCCCAGAAACATTCCTTGAAGCACCAACAACCGTCTGAGCGGGTCGTCTGTTAGCACCGTTCCCGCCGTTTCCGAATTTATCGGCGATACGGCGATCAAGTTCATTATAGTAGTCATCGCTTTGCGGGTCAAATCCTTCGTCTTCGACGAGTTTTTTGTGTATCCCGAAAGCTGCATAGGTCATAGCTTCGTCTGAGCCAAACCATGCATTGCGAAGAGCCCATTGTTCTGCTTTAGGATCAGGCCTACGCGGTTGTTGGGCAGGCATAGGCTGACGAGCCTGATACTGTGCCGCTGCCGCCTGTTGCTGGCGATACCGATCCTGTTGCATCTTAGCTTGATTGGCGCGGTCTTGTTGAATTGCCAACCCAGTCAAAGCACGTTGCGCTTCTACTGTAGCCTTGCTGTCGCCCAGCTCAATTGCTCGGGCAAGCGCTGCTTCCGCCTGCTGAATTTGGGTGTTTACACGATTGGTGTATTCAGTGACGTAGTTTGTGTCCAAACTATTCATGCGCTGCTTGAGGCCTTGAGCCTCGTTCTGCACCGCTTGAGCATAGCGAATAGCTTCCTGCTCACGGCGCTCGGCCTCGCGCATTTTCTTGGTCAGACGATCAATGCGTTTTTGCGTTGACGTCTCGGCCTTCTGAAATTGGTCTTCGGAATCGTCGTTAAGACTATCGGAAACTTTACTTTCCGATACCTCTACTTCGGTATCCGTCTCGTTGTCGAAATCAAGCTCGACGTGGTCCTCTTTTGCTTGCGCCATTTTTTTATACCTTTACAAGTGATGAATGTCTTCGGGGTCCATAATGGTGGCCAGAATCTCATCATCGTTGAGAATCCTGACCTCTCCGCCGTCGATCTGAAAGCGTGATCCAGCATAGCGGGCAAACATTACCCACTGCTTTTCTTCACACCACGGACCGGAGGGGAACTTGTCAGTGTCCTTATATGCTAAAGGACCAACTTTTAGGACATAGCCCACCTGTGTAGAGATGTTGCTCTTTTCCTGCACCTCAGAAGGAAGGAAGATACCGCCAGCGGTCTTCGACCTGCCTTGGTAGGGGAGGATCAGAATACGCCATCCAGTAGGTGCGGGCATTCTTTCGAGAAGACTTCCTTCAATTTTGGAAGGGTCTAAGCGCGGTTTTTCGACGTAAGCGTCGGCAAGGTTTGGCTTAGTGGATTTAGCTGCTTCAGTCATATTGACGCTCCTGTTTATCTAGCAGGCTCTTGAGTTCCTGTTCCACGTGAGTAATGCACTCCAAGTTGCCCATCAGCTCACGATAGTGTTCCATTGACTTAACATTTCCATTGGTCATGTAGTCAACGCAACCTTGGCGACGTTCTCGGAGTATCCTGAACACCGCTTCGGTAAATTTTATTTCATCCATCCAGTCCTCGCATAAAATCGAACAATGTTCGATAGTATCCTAGCATATCTTATATCAAGTATGCTAGGATAAAAGAAGATTATGCGAGTTCAAAATGTGGGGCGTCGATAAACGGCCTTTTGCCCTCTGAGCGGCGCAAATCGACGTAAGCGTTCATCGCTTCTTCCATTGTGCCGTCCCAATCGCGGATGTCAGGAATGTGCCACGCGGCACCCCAGCGAATACCCACCCCAGCCGCTTGTGCGCCTTCTTTCATGGCGTCTGCGATTTCGTCGTATAAGCTCAACTCCCACGATCCGCGGGAGCCAACATAACACATGAGGTCCACGGCCTCGCCACCAATGTGTCGAGAGTTCATGGTCTTGCTTGCGCCCTTGGCCACCAGCTCGCGCTGCTCTTCAATAG